GCGTTTCTAGCGGGAAGCAGAACCCGTTGCCCATCGAACAAAACTTCTCATAGCGAACCGCCGACGTTTGCCCCTCAATGATGTAAGAGGGGGAGCGAAGGCAGTTCAAGAACGAGAACCAATCAGGAGGTAAGAGGTCGCGGACCAAATTAATGGACACGCTATCACTCGCCGCTGACAGGTCGATGGTGCAGTACGGATTGGGCCCACCCCGGCTGCCGGCTTGCGCTAGCAGTTGGTTATACGACTGATCATTGAGGTTGATACCCATGCGACGCAGCTTGCGCCGCATATATAGGTCTACGCCTTTTTGAAGATAGCCGTTAAGGAGGGGCTCAATGGCAATGGTGCGGTGAATCTTTGCCGTCTTCGGAACAAATGTTATTTTATTAGCATCCACAACCCGTACCCGATCATTGAAAGCGCGTCGAAACGACTCGCGACTCTGATCTGAATACCTGGGATCCCCTAACAGGAGCTCCCGGATATGGGCATCGCCGCTCATAGCGGCGCGGGCGTAGTCAAGCGCAGCACCGGTGCACGTCCACTCCTCAGCGCAAAGTTTCGCGCCGAAGTGTGTGGATTCACCGTGAACACCGACAGATGCACCTGCCCCGAAACCGCAACTCTCATATATCTCAGCCAAGGGCGGATTAAGCCCAATGACTCTACGGATATATGCCCTAGCCCGTTCGCGCAATGCGACGTGGCCACGCTCCCCGACGCGTCGTTCAGCATTGTAACGCTGATTGATACGCCGACAAGTGTGTTCTGCTGCCATGAATTTAACCATGGCTCTAGATTTCAGGCGTTCGGAGTCTCCATTGAAAGGGACCTTCCGAACTAGAGCTGCAAGCTGATTATGCGCGAAATGCGCACCTGGCGTTAAATACGCTGTAGATGCCAGGACGTCAGCTGTATCGAGAAGAGAGTCAATACTACGACTCCTCAGTTGCCCAAGGAACTTTAGGACAACCGGGTTCTCGACGATTTGGTGGGACTCTGCAAATACGGTTGCAACCCGTGAAATGTAACTCACGGGGTCGCTTACACATATCTGCTGATTTGGCCGATGTGTGTCTTTTGGTAGACTCATTGCGTTCTCCGAAATGTTGTGGTTTGACAGTCATAGTCGCCGGCTTGGGTCTCAATAAGAGATGTCCAAGCGACTGGCCACCTTCAAAATGCCGGCCTCTTCCAGTTGGTAGAGGTCGACAATGTCGGCGATCAAAGCGGCGACGGCGGCATCAGTGATGCCGACGGGAAGAGACAGGGCGCCGTTGAAGTACGCGGTAGCTGTCTCACCGGTGACTGCGTTCACCACAACATCACGGGCTATGCGGTGAGTTGGCCGTGCTACGCCCTTAACAGTGCCAGTGCCGGCCTTCGGGTACACGCGCTTTAGCTCGACGATGTCGATGTTGGAGAGCGTGTTTGCGGGGCCGACATAAGTAACACTGTCGGGGAGGGTGCGGTTTGCATCGTAAGTCTTGGTGCTGAGGTTAATCGACATGATTATCTCCGGGTTAGTTGTTGAATCGCGAGCGCTATGCTGGCTCCGACATTGACACGATCCAGTGAGGGTGTCACCGAAAGACCAATGTAAGAACCAAGAGTAAGTGGATATCGCTGGTAGCTCGCATAAGTACCAACATCCAATGCATCACAGGGTTTAACAACAGACCAACCGTTGATCAACACCTCACCAGCAGCGGACCGCTTGTGAGTAAGTGTACGGGAAACGGTGAGCCATTGAGCCCTATAACGCTGGTCGAGCTGATTTTGAAACGCAGTGATCAGATCACCGGTATTCGTAAACCAATCTACAACAAAGGACCAAGGTAGGACCTCCCACAGGAAAGCGGGAGTCGCATGGGCACTAAGCCCTAAGCGTGAACCAAGTTGGCTCTCCAAACTAACGTCGTAAAGCACGCCAGCTCGTACCGTCAGTGTTTCCTCGATCACGTCACGTTTCGTCGCTGTAATGACGGAACCAGTGAAGTAAACCGAGGTTGTATCTGACGAGTAAGTCGTAGTCTCCGTCCCTCGGGCAGTTTGCCGTTGGGATTTAGGCTCGGCTAAAACGTCCACAACCCCCTGAATATCTCGCATCGTCGGCAGAATGCCGAAGATGAGCTCGAGATATTGGGAACTGAGGTCACCGGCGACGGCGCCGCCCTGATCCACTCGGGAAACCGGGTGAGTGTATAGGTAGCGCCTCTCCTCGAAGGAGAGTCGTCCGGTCCTGCGCAGTTTCTCTCGTATGTGGGTAACACGGTTAAGCTCACGGACTAACCTTTCATTCCTCGCGAGTACTTTGCGAAGGGACTTCAAAGGATGTCTGAGCGAGCTATACGTTTTTTTCACTTCGTAGAGCATAGCTGCACCAAGGACCTCAGGAGCCCTGACATTTGCTAAAGCAGCAGTCGCTGCTCTAGTAATCAGGCCCGTCGCATCCAGAGTATAAGTTGGGACCGTAGGAAGAGGCCCCGCTCTCTGGTTGAGAAGGTTGGAGTACGAGTCTTTCCAACCACCTGTATCCACGGCACAGTTGAAGGCATTCAGTTTATGAATGTACTCCCCACCTGTGCTAGTGAAGGTGGCTGAATCGATCGAACACGGAGAGTTAATGATTTCCCCCCGTCCACTACGCTTTTTGAATCCACTCGTTGGTACGTCAGCAATGACCTTTGTTGCGCCAGTGCGAGGGCCTGTATTAAAGGAACTCGTGTTAACTGTGCACCCAGGCCCGTAGTAAATACTACGGATACCGGGAGCGACGATAGTACTATCGCTACTGCGGGTTCTTGTGAAGTAACGTGGCGGAAGTTGCATAAGTGACTCCTTTACTTAGGTTGAGGTTGTCGCTAAATATTGCATTCAGCGATAATGGGCAATGAATATCGCCCATCAAACAATCGTTCATACCCCCGAAGTCAGAGTCGTATTTCTAGACCCTTTCTGAGGTGGTATGG